TGGATGGACTCCGGTGGATGGATGATGATCGTGATTAATTGGCCGCAGGACCGTTCACGATCATCAAGTTGAAATATTGAGACAAGATCTACGGTCGCAACTTCGGCGGCAACTATGCACCCACCCCCACCAGCAAGGTTAGAAGTCGTGACCATAGCAGGCGCCACGAAATTTCCGAGCTGTGTGGCGAAACCGGCCTTTTTGCGCTAGGATTGGCAGATGAAGAACTGTCCGCACTGCTCCCAAGAGTTTTCGCCTTACTGGGCGACTCAGGTTTACTGTTCTGGCTTGTGTCGTGAACGCGCCCAAAAGAAGCGGGATCGAGATCGACTTCGGGAACAGAAGCGGATTGAGCGCGAATTACGAACCGGTCTAAGGAGTAACCAGAAGAAATGTTTTGAATGCGACGCCGTATTCGAGTTTAAGTACAACGGGGAAAAGTACTGCAGCGCAAGTTGTCGTCGTGCTGGTGCTTTGCGTTCAGAGAAGGCACGCTCAGAGAGGATGCGTCTAGACAGGGAGGCTCTTGGTCCAATTTTGAAGGCCTGTGATTGCGTTCAGTGTGGGAAGCGGTTCTTTGCTGAGTACAGGAAAAAGTTTTGTTCTGATACCTGTCGGAGTGAGCGGCAGAAGTCGACTTACATGCGCAAGACGCATGGCATCACTAGTGGGCAGTACGAGAAAATGCTGGCTGATCAAGAGGCCAAGTGTTTGATTTGCAAGAAAATCAAGCGTTTAGTGATTGATCATTGCCATAATGATGGACATATCAGGGGGTTGCTGTGTTCAAACTGTAATACTGGTCTGGGGTATTTCGCTGACAACATTGAAAATTTTGAAAACGCAATTTTGTACTTATGCGAACGCGGGCACAGGGACGGGGCTCCGGTTGACAACGGACGCCCCAGGGGCCCCAGTTAAGCCAGGGCTGCGTGCCCCCAGGATCGACGCGAAAAATCCGCAGCAAATTCCTGAATTCGGCGAATCCGTAGCGGTCAATACAGTTGTTGCAACCAGGTTTGGTGAGTGATTTCACGTTGTGCGGGTGAATTTTGGATGCCAATGCCAGGTTTTTGGGCCAATGCGGCTAATTTACAAGCCTTTAAGACGACCATTTTCTGGTAATCGAAGACTGGAGTCTTGGATCCCAGCGGATTATCAGTTGTCTCAGGGGTTCGATGGGTTAGTTCCCCCAGGAATTGACGAGCAGCGAATGGATTTTGGGCTCTAATGATGCCCACCAGGGTGATGATATCAAATAACATCATTATGGGCGATGTAATGAATCGATTTTACATCACCGGAATCCTAAATGAGGCAAGCTATACCGACCGCCGATGACATTAAACACGGAATTAGGGTGGTCGGTTGGTGATGATGTGCGGGTATTGATTGCCGGCGGCTTACCGGTTGGCGTATACCAGTTGCGCCAGATCGCCCAGGACATGAATTATATCGCTCAGCAGTCACCGGGTGTTGTATCGCCTGTGATTGATCTGTTAGATCAATTTGATGCGGCCCAGGCGGCATTTCAGAATCTAAATGCGACGTCTGATGGGCGGGTATTGACGAAGGTGGATGTACTGGAGTGGAGCGTGACCGGTTCCACGGGAAGCGGTTACAGCCCAGAAAGGGAGATTTTGCGGATTCGGGGCTTGTTGGCGCAATATTTTGCCTCTAGTGTGCTATTTGCCAACAGTCATGTTGGCGGGGCCACTCCGCTAATTAGATCATGAATGACCCTAGTGACAATTCGGACTACTTTGCGCCGATTATACAGCAATCGGTTACGCCAGTGAAATGCGCCCAGTGTGGCTGTGACACGGTTGTAAATACGGTGTACTTGCCGTATTTGGTGAATGGCCAGGTTGGGTCATGCCGCCAATGTCGTGATGCGGAATTTGGTCGATGAATTTATCGTTGTTCTTAGTGGGATCCGTCCAATGAGCTCACCATTGCTGCCATACGCAAATGCGTATTTGTTATTTTCATTGGATGGAGCACCGACGATTGTTGACGGGCGATACACAACGACCGTTACAGCTACGTATGTTGTTGAAGCGTACCTGACGCGCCAAGACAGCACAGGTGTGACGACAGGTGCGGACTACATTCCCACACAGACATCGCCTGGGAACACGCTGCCGGGGGCTTCTGGGGTGGTGTACCTGTATCGGGGATATGCGCTGAGGTATGCGCCCGTAGAGGCCGGCTACGACCCCTCGGGAGCCCCACAGGACGCTTCGTTGGCATGGGTGGATGCGACGGACGTGACATGGCTAAAACCGGGCCTAACGGGGGTGCATGCGCACGGTGATGAACCCATCAAGCGCACCAAGGTTGAGCGTGCCACAGGCAAGTATGGCGGGGTGGCGATTGATCAAATTGTCCGTATCAATATTTCGGGTGTACCAATTACCGTGCGCAGTGGTGATGTGGTTGACTAATGGCCAAAGCGTTGATTACGACCAAGGATATATTCGGTAAGCTCCCCAGAACCCTAAGCATCAGAGGTACCGCCAGAACGGATGGGCTGTTAACCATTTCCACCTCAGGTCTAGGGGCTTCCCAGGTCCTCCCTAGGTTTGAGGCGGCAATTAATCGCGCCAGCCAACGTATCGCAACTGACCTGCAGGCCGCCTTGGGCGCAGCATTGTCCGCCGATGTATGGCAGACGCCTAGTGGTCGTACTGATATCATTGATAGCGGTGAGTTACTCAGCTCCGGCAGTGTAACAATCGACCAGTCTGGGGTAACGATTGCGTACACGGCACCGTATGCAGCGTTGGTCCATTATGGTGGATATATCAATCCGTATGGCAATACGTCCACCAGGGTCTATTTGCCCCCCAGGCCATGGGTTGAATCAGTGCTGTTTGGCGGCGGACCAGTGCCTCAATTTGATTTTGTGTCGTATTACACGGATGAGATTTCTCGGGAATTCAGCTAATCGCTGACTAAATTGGCATAATACGGCACTGATGTCCACGGATAATGGCTGTTCTGCCGTTTGTCGTTCAACCAAAACGCCAACCAATTTTGGAGCAGATTGGCTCCGAGGAATCTGGCAAGATCCAGATTGAGCGACGTGGTTACCTGACTGCGGGCGAAAAATCGTTCGTGCAACAGGTCCAACAGTTTGACAATGGAACCACCGAGATCATTACCGTCAGCAGGCGGGTGGCTCGGCAGTTTGGGCTGGGGATGGATAAGGCATATAACTTGGTGCTAGGCGTCATCTCCGCTGTTGCGCCCACGGATCCCGAGGACCAAAAGTTGAGCGCCCAGATCGAGTCGGAATTTGCCGAAGATCTGACTGGAGTCGTAAAGGGGCTGGCGGCGGGGCAAACTCGCGAAGAACTGGTGTATGCGGCGTGCCTGGTGAAGTATCGGATTGATCCGGACTTTGAGATCTCTGGAATCTCCGAGTTGCATCCGGATATCATTGCTGGCTTGGCCGATCTGTATCGCCAGGAAGAGGCGCGATCTATTGAAGCATGGCAGGCATCCCAGGGATTGGAGGACGCCAGTGATGCACCCAGGCAATCCATTGAGGAAGTCGAAAAAAAGCCCGCGAGGGCGTCAAGTTCCCGTTCGAAGAATACTACTGGCGACTGAAAAGGGGCTTTCCGGGTGACCCGGAATTTGGCCTAAATAGGTACTGGGAGTTGCCGTTTGATTATGTTCTGGGGGCCGTGATGGTCCTGGATAAACTGCGGCGCCAGGAGTTGCATGACATGGAAAGGCCGGTCGCATACTTGGCCTACCAGAATGCTGAGATCAATCGCGACAAGAACAAACGCCGCAAGCCCTTCAGTCCTGATGAATTTTATTATTACGCCAGCTTGGAGGACAGGGACCTGCCGGAACCCAGGTACGGTGCGGCGGCCAAGGCCCTGATGGAGCGGGAAATGTTCCCCGCATGGGCGTTGTTTGTCTATAAGGACCTGATGACCAGGGCTGCGGATGCTTTACCGCCTGAAGTGTTGTGTCTGATGTGCGATGACGTCATTGTTTTGGCGCCCAGCGCAGAAGATGGCCATGTCGCAGGCATGATGATTGCTGCTCGGACGGCTTCCCAACAAATTAGGGAGCTAAAATCACCTTGCGGTCAATTTACGACCGTTAGACTGCCCAAGATCGAAGACAAGTTCGTGGCCATTGAAGATGCTCAATTACGTATTATTGCGTAGTTCTCTTAGGACAGCGTCCAGTTCAATTGCATTTGGCAGACGCGAGTGCCGCAGCCAGAAGATAATCCGCGCCTCCCTTTCCACGCTATAGAACAACTGCGACCTGAACCATGGCTGCCAGTCATTTGACCCCTTGGATTGATTGTGCTCCAGGCAAGCCGGCACGCAGTTCCTGGAGACGTCTTCACCGCCCTTTGAGCGCGGGCGCATGTGGTCGATCGTTAGTGACTGGTCGTCAATAGGCGGACAATCACAGAACGCGCAACGGTTCTCCCAGGCATCCTTGATGGCTTTACGCCAACGCCGCTTAGCTTCGCCGCTACTCAGGCAGTCCATGTCCATTAAGTACTGATGGTACGTAATCACGACCCCATCACCGGACGGGGTGACCGAATGGTCGAACATGTGTTGGATTAACTGCCCAGCAAACAAAGAACGTGGCTTACCCAGGGGAAACGTTCCATTGCATGCGATGCTGCGTTCACTATGCTGCCTGCATGGCGGCGGGCAAACTATGGAATGTGAAGTGATCCGGTGGCCCAGCAACACGTCGATACACCTGAGGTAATCTATGAAACACTGACGGGTGATGAAGCCTTCATAGACCTGGTGGGCACGATTACCTTCCAGGCGGGCAATACGGCGCTGAATGCAATTTCGATTGTCACCCCAGGGGCCGACTTACCATCACCCAAGTCGATCACAGGCCTGGAGGTGATCATTCATGATGTCAGCGACTTGGAACGCCGGCAGTATATCGGTAGCGAAGTTGATATTACGACAACCTGGAAGGTGTTCCTGCTGGCATGGCCTGGAGCTAATGGCGCAACGCTAAATGCCGCAGCCCGCCGAATCATGGAGCTGTTTTCCCAGGCTAGCACAATTGAGACGACTCCAACTCCAACTGGACTGGGGGCGATTGCACAATTACTAGTGTTGATACCTTCAGACTCAGCAATTATCGGCTCTTGAGCAACACGTAGTGTGCCATTTTGGCAGCCTATGTTTAGGTAGGGGGCAGCCCTGCCGAACTTACTGTCCCCCTAGTTAATTCAGATGGCCAATTTTAGTTCTGCCTTCGGGTATGATACCTACATTCTTCCGCTGTTCGCAGAAGAAGTGGACCTGAAGTTTACCGGCGTCACCAGCGCTGCAAACTTCCTGACGACCGGCTCCGTCGTTGCCTCCAGCGCTGCGATTTCGTACTCCAGCTCGACTCGTAAGTTCAGCGTTAACGGTTCTGCGCTGGACATGGATGGCCTGGATAATCCGTTCCGCCTGGTGGGTCTGACGAACGCCTCTCTGGAAACGGACACCAACACCGAAGAAGTGGTGACGTACGACGACGACACCAAGGGCTTCAATATCACCTTGCCGACCTCTAAGACCTGGAGTATTTCGCTGGCTGGTGTGGCTGACTTCAAGGACGCTGGTTATCACGTGCTGCGCCTGACCGAACAAAACACCGTGGCTGATGCCCTGCGGATCAAGATCCTGCGGATTGGCCCCACCGGCACCGACGAGGCTGTGTACGGCTACGGCACCGTGAATGGATACACCGAGTCGATCGAGGCTGGTTCGATCGTTTCCTGGGAAGCGACCATCCAGGGTTACGGCCCTTATCGTATTGATCCTGACTTCAACGTGGCTCCCTCCTCGTGATTTAATTGACCAAGGCCAATTAAATTTCGAGTACCCCGCTTCGGCGGGGTTTTTCATTAATTAGCCGAATTTATGACGGCATACTAAAACACCCCAGGCGATTTGGTCGGCAGTGGCGAAGACCGCACTTGAGTTTGAAGCAAAAGTTAGCGTAAACGAACTGAATAAGTTGCTGCGCGAACTTTCTGTGGGGGCAGAAGGTGCAGCCAAGGCGGTCAATGATGCACTAGGGGGCACGGTTACAAAAAAGATTGTCCTGGAGACTCAGACGGATGAGTCCGGGGCCAAAAGACTGGTAGCGGTTGAAAAGGAACGCCTCAGTGTTGCTGGCGCCATCGAAACTCAATTAAAGCAAATCCGCAAAACAGAGTCCGGCAGTCTCACCAGTTTGCGCCAGCAAGTCAACGAGGCTCGCCAGGCCAGGGATGGGATAGTAAAATATAAAACAGCGATCGAAGGCGCCAGGAACGAAGTCAAAACACTTAACCCATTGTGGGCCGAGCAGAACCAGAGACTCGGGCAATTGCAAAGGCAACTCGATCTGGTGGATTCCAGCGGGTTCTGGGATAAAGCTAAGACTGCCCTTAGGGCCGAGGGCTTCATTAGCTTCCTGAATGGTCTGGAACAGATCACCCAAGGCCTGCAGGCAGCGAATATCGTTATTGGTCAGGTCGGTTCAGCGATCAATACGCTAATCAGTACTGCGGCCGACCTACAGTCTTTTGCCCTTAGCTTCAAGGCGATTGGGGCTGGTGCTGCTGGGGCGTCTTCTAGCCTACAGGATTCGGCTCGGATTGCCCTGGGGTTGGGTGTGAACATTCAGACCGTCCAGGATGGCTTCAGGCAGTTATCACCCGTTGTTTTGAATTCAGGCGGCTCCCTGAAGGACGTGTCGGCGATTGTCGAATCCCTGAATAGCCGTTTTGCTGCCTTTGGTATCTCCGGGGATCGTGCCCGTAGGGTGACCAATGGCATTATCCAGGCATTTGCGAAGGGCAAACTGCAGGCCGAAGAACTGACCCAGCAGATCTCGGAGGCTGATCCGGCCTTCAAGACCGACTTGGCTCAGGCAATTGGTAAGTCCACCCAGGAACTGGAGGAATTCGTCAAGGCCGGCCAGTTTACCACTGACATCCTGATCGAAGCGCTGCCCAAGCTAACCAAAGCTGATTTGTTATTCGGCAAGCTTGGCCCAAGTGCAGCCAGCGCTGTTGACGCCCTGGAGAAGAATGCAGTTACGATCGACCAGGTCAGGGGCAATCTGGCAAACCTGAACACCCTGAGCTTGCGGAATATTGCTCAGGCTGCAGAACCGTTGATTAACGCCTTCCTGAGAGCACAGGCAGTTGTTACCGACTTTTTCTCCAGGCTGTCGCAATCTGGGGCGGTCAAAACTTTGGCTGACGTTTTCGCTAGGCTGGTTAATATCTTTACAAATGTACTGGATTCGCTGCTGACGCTGGCTGACGGCTTTGTCGCAGTCCTGAATGCAGTTGCGCCATTTATTGATATTATCCTGAAGATTCCAGGTGCTGCTGAGGTCGCCGGCTTGGCACTGATTGGCAAGTTTCTGAAGCCGCTGGGACTATTTGAGACCGCTCTGGGGCGATCCAGGCAATCCTTCCAGGACTTCATCAGTTCAATCACTTCAATTGGCCGGGGATCTGAGGCATCGATTGCAATCGTCAGAAACTCAATCAACAGTGTCAACGAGGCCCTGGAGCAAAAGCCCACCTTCGGCTTGTTCGAGCAGACCAATAAAGCCTTAAGCTCGATTCCATCCAACGCAAAGTCTGCGGTTTCTAGCGTCGGCGGCGTTGCAACTGCAGTTACTGATCGCATCCAATCCAGCATTGCAAAAACAGATTCAGACATTGAACGCCTCAGAAAACGTCTGAGATTGGTTGAACTAGAGTCGCAAGTGTCTGCCCCTAGAACACCTGGTGGGCAAGCAGTGTCACAGGCAGCGCTACAAGAAGCCAGTGGCCGGGAAATTAGAAGTAGCCTGGGACAGACCTCTGAGGCTTTTAATCAGACACTGAAAAATCTGGAGCGCTACAATCAGGGCCTCTTTGGCCTGGCAGCCAACAGCAAGAATGCAGCAAATGGTATTGCATTGCCTGCTATCAAGATCACGGAACTGAAGAACCAGCTCGGAGAGCCAATTTTTGGCCGAGCGCTGAAGATTGATCCGGCCTTCTTACGTGACGTCCAGGAGTTAGCTAAGACTGATCCCAGTAAGGCTGTGACCTTGTTGCAGTCTGCCCTTCGGGCCTTGAATACAGATGCCAAGAGAACTCAAGCCTCATTGATTGGTCTTAGTGACGAGGGCAGGGTAGCATTCAGAGCTGAGGTTGCCAGCAGCGCGAATCAGATTAAAAATGCAATCGCCGGCATCGCTGGGGAAACGGAAAAGATCAAGGTCGCTCCCATCCAAAACCTGGCGAGCTCCCAGGTGGCACTAAAAAACCGACTCAGTGAAACTGAGATTGAAATTCGTCGCCTTAGGGCTGAACTCGAAAAAGAGCCCAGCGACAAGCTAGCGCGTAAAGTTGGCACTGACCAAGCCAGAATCCGTGCTGAGCTTGATAAAAGCATCAAAAAACAACAAACCCTAAAGGCTGAACTGGACAAACAACAGGCGGCAGTTCGCCAAGAGCGTCGTCAACAGGTTGGTTTTGAACCTGGGCAAATCAAGGAAAGCACCAACAGTCTGGATAAATATGTGGCTGCAGTACGCGAGACCAGACGCGAAGAGATCATTGCTTCAGATACCCGCATCCAGGCAAATGAAAAGGCTCTACAGTCCACCAGGACAGCACTTGAGCAAATCACTGCCGAGCAAAAGAAAGCAGCGCAAGCAGCGCAATCATTCCGTTTACCGGTTGGCCCATTTGAAGGTACAGCATTTCAGGGAGACGAAGCCGAAAGACTGAGGACCGAAATCGACCGCCTAGAGACCGCTCAAGCCTCTCTTAGGCTGGAAGCCAGTCAACTGGCGACAGAGGAGACGAATCTAAAGAAAGTCTTTGAGGAAGCCTCAAAAGAAACGGCTACTTATGCCGACAGGCAAAAAGCATTGGGGCTGAGTCGCGATGTCCTGGTGCAGTCGCTGAAGTCCGTAGGTGCCGAAGCAAGAACCCTGCAAGCACGCTTGGGGGAACTGCAAGTAGCACGTGAAGCACTGTTAAAACAGCAAGCCGCAAGGCCGTTCTTTGGACAGGTCGATCCAAGCACGGACCCACTGATCCAAAACATCAAACGACTGGGTGATGAGATTAATACAGTCAAGGGCCGCCTAGGTGAGCTTGATGGTCAAAAACAGCAATCCTTCCAGGGATTGCGACAACTGGAGATCGGTTTCCTTGAGAATCAAAAAACCGCAGGAGGTTTCAGTGGTCGATTGGCGGAGGCTGGCCGTGGGTTATCGAATTTCTTTAAGGGGATAACCGTTAACCCCTTAAGGGCTTTTGGGGGAGCGCTAAAGTCCGCTGGCGCTGCGGCTTTTTCGCTTGCTGAGTCGCTGGGCCCCCTTCCCTTTATTTTCTTGGCGATCGGTATTGCCTCCAGGGCATATGCTGATGGCACCAGGGAATCTAGTGAGATTACGAAAAGATTTGCTGATCAACTTGAGAACCTAAGGAATGCGCTGAAAGACCTGGCTCCTGAGACCGAAAATGTTGCCACAAAGTCTTCAAAGTTGACCTTGGTGTGGGAATCAATTTCTTTAGCAGTTGCCAGTCTTGGGGACAAGATAGGCGCATTCTTGGAGAAACTGGCCTCTAGCTTCTCAGGATTTATCGCCAGTATCAGGTCGATCCTGGGACCCCTTACGGAAGTTGCCGCAGGGGCGGTTCTTGCTAGCGGCGCTGGTGGCCTCGGTGCACTGATCGGTTTGGCATTGGGTCCATGGGGGGCAGCGATCGGTGGTGTGCTTGGCATCGTTACTGGCCTGTTACTGGGAACGGGTCTTGCTGCGACAGAGGCCTCGGTTAACGTGGAGAAGTTACAAAGAAGCCTGACGGCAACGACAGAATCCGTCGCAAAACAGATTCCCGTCTTCCAAGAGCTAATTAAGGAGCTCGACAAGTTGGTAGAACCTGGCAAGGGAATTGATCCCAAGAATCTGACCAAATTTACAACTGGCATCCAACAAGCAGAAGCATCTATCGAATTGATGAAGGGATCAATTCAAAATCTTGAAACTGGACTTCGCAAGAACGAATCGGCATATGGCGGAAACCTGAAGAAATTAGATGAGCTCAGAGCGGCGCTGGCCGCAGCCGAGCAAGAGTACGAAGCAATCAAAAAGCAGGGAGGGGATTCACCTTTGACTGCCAAGGATGGTAGGTATGACGAATTGGTTGCCGCTGAGGGTAAAGTGGCAAACCTGAGGGCTCAAATCACGGCTCTAGAGGACGAAACTATCAAACTAGGCACGGCCAATCAGAAAACAACAGATGAACTAGCAAAACTAAAACAGCAACTAGAACAGTCGGAGCAAGCCTATCAAAAGCTCAGGAAGGAAGCCGGCCTGACGACCGAAGATCAAAAGGACCTAACAAATAGCGTCACCAAGCTTAAGGAAGCAATCAAGGCTCTGGAGGACAGTGTCGGGGAGTTCGACCTGCTTAGCCCAAAAGGACGCGAGGGCCTGAATACAGCCCTGTCCCAGGCTAAGGCCCTGAAAACTGTCCTAGAGGAACTGTCCAAGACCGAGCTTGAGATTTCGATCGAACTTAGGGACCTGGAGCAGCAAATTACCGAATCGCAACTAAAGATTGATCTAGAGGAGGGTCCTCTTAGAGAGGCAGCGTTGGCGATTAGTTCGATTACAAATGAATTCGCCACCGCTCAACAAGAACTGCAGACAACGATTGCTGAACTTGAATTCGCCGAAAGCAAAGGTGCTGTAAATACTCAAACCAAGGCGGAGATCCTGGAAAGGGCTGCAACCCGCTTCCTGGCGTCCTCCCAGAAAGCCAAAGAGGAGATTGTAGAAGCTGGCCGCAGATTCAGAGATGAATTAAGCAAGGCACGATCTGCTTACCAGGGGCTTGTCGTCGACAGGCCTGAGTTCTTCACGCCAGGTGAAATTCGCAAAAATGCACAGCAGATTGAAGCTGACTTCAAGGCTGCACTAGATAAGGTCAGGGCTGATACTGGTGACTGGTCTTGGGGTCCCAAGTTGACTGGAAAAACCTACGAGGAGATCCTGAAACAGAAAAAAGAATTTGTTGACACTCGTAATCAAGCCGACGACCTTAGAAAATCAATTCAGGACTTGAATAAAGTACTGAATCTGCTTGCCGCAGTTCTGGCTAAAGTTGCCGGTATCGGTACGGATCAACTCAAGGCACTGGGTTTTGACTCTAAAAAGCTGGTTGGCGACATCCAGGATGTCCAGAAAAATGTTACCGGGTTGGGGTCGGCCGCAACAAATGCAGCGAAGGCCTATGGAAGCATCGTTGGAGAGTTCGAGGTTGGCGGCAAGGCCATGGTCTTGACAAGCGATGCCGCTACCGGGGAAATTGTTCAACTCACTAGAGCGGAATATGATGCAGCCCGAGGCGCAACTGCCGTAGGCAATGCTGGCACTGCGGCCTTTGGCGCACTGGGTAATGCGGCAAATAGTGCTGCTAGTGCTATTGGATCGCAAGGTGCGGGTTTTTCCAAAGTTGTCGGAGAGTTTGAGGCTGGTGGGCAAAAGATATTCCTGGTCGAAGATCAGTTTACTGGCAAGGTCGAGCAAGTCAATGCCGCTCAATTAAAACAACTGGGACTAGTCAGTAATTTGAACCAAGGCTATGCAGCACTGGGCATCCAGATCGCCAAGGCTGGGGCACTGACTGGAGAATATCTGAAGCGACAGCAGGAACAAGCCGCACGGATTACCCCAGAATCCCAGCCTATTGCCCTAAAATTTGGTATTGACGCAAACACTGTTCAGGATGTCCGGGAGGCTGGCGTAAAAGCGGGCGGCGATTGGCTGAAGGCTCTGGGGGAAACGATTTCTCAGGGGCAGGTCTTTGCCCCGCTGGTACTGGAGCAACTTGCGAATGACACTACCGACTACAGGACCTCGCTGGAAATGCTGGCGCTTGCCCAGCAAGAAAATACTGCCGCTCAAATTCGCTATAATCAGGCGCTAGCGTCCGGCAGTGGAGACATTCTGACTGCCGCTGGGGCGCTTGCAACGTCTAATGCGACCTTGGAGAGCGCTCGGTATGCCGCAGACAATGCAGCACAAGCATATCAAGAAGCAGGAGCACGAGCAGCGGCTCTGGGGATCGACATCAAATCAGTGTTAACGGCAGGCACCGAGATTCCGGACGCAGGTCCCAGAAACCTGGTGGAAGCTTATGATGCAGCCCGCAACAAGGTTCTGGAATTCAAGGGTTCACTAGAAGGTATTGACACGAGTGCGGATCAACTGGAATCTGGCACCTCGAATGCTGAACAGTCACTTGGTGAAGGCATTCAAAGGGCTGACGGCATGACGAGCTCGCTGGCTAATGCAGCAGCCCAGGCTCAAGCTATTGCTGATTCGATCACCAGCCTGCAGGGCTTAAATGTTAACGTTAATGTCAACAGCGTACCTGGCCTGTGGACTGGTGGTACGGCTATGGCTGGCACACAATACCGAGTCAACGAGCTTGGCCAAGAAGGCTTCCTGAGCGCGGCGGGCCGACTCAGTGCCATCAATAAGCCCAAGAATGCCCTGTGGCGTGCTCCTAGCACCGGTACCGTTATCCCTGCGCATCTTTGGAGCCAACTAGACGTCCCAAGCGGCGGCCTCAGCGGCATCCGCAAGCCACCGGGCATGACGGCAGGCAGAAATGGCTTGCAGCGGCTTGCAGGGGCCATACAGAGTGCACTAAGCAAGCGTGACCCGGCCCGTGATTCGGCGCTACAAGAACTCAGCGCAGTCCAGGCGCAACAGGCCCTTCAGATCGGCAAACTAAGCCGTGCCGTGGACCGCTTTGCTGACAAGAAGTGGGACGTCCATGTCGGCGTCAAGTCCACCGGCAACGCTGCCTATCTTGAGATGCTGAATCACCGACTGTAATGGCTGGAGTCACAATCGGTACTGCATCCTTCCCGACCCTAACGGCACAACCGTTTGGCTATGACGAGACGGATACCTCCAAGGGGTTTACCGCACGTCGTTGGGCCGTCCAGGGGCTGTTAAAACCTAGCGAATGGTTGGCGCTGACCGGTGCGTATGATACCTGGCGCAACACCAGGATCAACGACGAAGATACACTGGTGTCTGGCGTCGTCGGCACAACGATTAATTTTAGTGGCAAGGGTGCCGGTGGTGTCACTTGGACTAATGTGCCGTGCTGGTTCACCGAGGCCCCCAGCGCTGAACAGTCTGGTGCGTATTTACAGGTATCTGTTTCCTTAGTCGATGCCGCCCAGGCTTTACAGGTCTTACAAGAGGAACAAGAGCGCTCCCAGGAAGATGACGACAGACCAAACTTGGGGACGCTGACGATTGGCACGACTACTTTGACGCTGTTGAAACCCGCCGACACGTATGCTTCTGGTCCACAGGCTGAGTTGACGGCAACCGGTGTTCACTACATCACTGGCGCACTGGTACCAGTGAAGATTCGCGACGTCGAAGGTACGACTAACTTGACAGGCTGGAATGCGTTGCGCTCTTGGTATGAAACCGAGGTGTCCAGTGTGCCAGCGACAAATGACTGGTTTCCAATTACGCCTCCAGTCGCGACGGCGGAAAATGTTATTGTTTCTGGCGTCAAAAGCGTACAATACACTGTGACGCTGCAGTTGGCGCAGATCATCTAGATGGCAATCGATATCCGGGCAAATGTAACTTGCAGCCTGGGGACTCTAATTAGTGCCTCGATTAGTGACGACTATGTTCAAGGTAATGGCCTGATAAAGACCCAGGGCTCTTGCGAAATAAAAGGGCTAATTGGTCCACCTCAAGGAAGTGTTGTTACATTTAGCTATACCAAGTCGGGCATCACCCGCGCCATCCCCCGCAAGCTAAGAGTCCTCTCCAGCTTCGCAGACCCGTACCGCCGCACCACCAAAGTCGAACTCGGCTGCAAACTGACCTACCTCCAAGACCTCAAGGACCCAATCAAGTGGAACGCCCTTGACGACCCTGAAAACGAGGACATCAACGAAGCCGAATCCCGGATCGTCACCTTCCCGATCTACGCAGCGTCAATCATGAACCGCTGCCTCTTCGCCCTAGGCCTCACAGCGAGTGTCAACCCACTTACAAACCGCTTCAGCATCCCCGAATTCGACTTCGGCAGTGGTTACGTCCAGACCCTCAGTGACCTCCTCGTCTCCGAGTCGTTCTGCGGCTACCTCGACTACACCGAAAAGCTCCAGATATTCAGTTTGGCTGCTCCGTCTGCGCCAGGTCCAGCCTTCGGTGAAGGCAATATTATTGACATCGGCCCTATCGGCGTTGGCGACCTAGCCGGTGATGCCGTCACCGTCAGCTACAGCACCCTCAAGCTGCGCATCCCCGACGACACTGAGGTTGCCGAGAAACCAGGCGACGACCCCGAAGAACAACCAACCCCCACCGTCCCTGGCACTGGCACCGGCTGGGGCACCGACACCGCTACCACCTCATCTCGCAGCACAATAGGCATCGCATACACTGACCCAGGAGGCAATAGCAAATTTGCTTCGTACACTATCAGCGCAAATAGCACCGAACAAACATCATACACAAAAAAGATATTTAAAGGCGGAAACAAATACGTCGTAACGCAGCGCCAAATAAACGAGGAGAGAAGTCTTGTGGAAGTTATGGGAAGTGCCGCTTCTGCGTATCTGTCAGCAGGAAGTAGTTTCGGTAATTCACAAATCTCATCTACAACAATAGAGTCATTCCAATACGACTTATATGGCAACGAGGTATTCAGAGAGTTGGTAAAAAGAGGAGATGCAGCTTTCCTCGCGGGCTCGGCTTCAATTCCTTGGACATTCCCGAACGAAGACGGTACAACATTCTTCGTCGAGATTCCAGGCGGCACAGTAACCCTAGAGCGAGTCACTGTAAACACATACATCAACGGAAACTACCGCAAGATTGTCACGCGACGCTACGGTCCATGGATTTACAGTGCGGCAGGCCAACAGGCCATCGCCGAAAGCCGTGACGCAATATCTACGCCAGAGAGTGCAATAGACATCCTCAACGGTATCTATGCGGGCACAGTGCTTTTAGATGTCACCATCAACACACTCCGCTCTGCCCCCGGAGCAGGCAGCCAAGAGGCCCCGCCACCCGAGGACATCAACGACGAAGGCTTGGCCGACCCCGATACTTCTGACCCCGACAACGGCTTCCGCACCGAAAGTGTCAGCGAGATCGAGCTGGCCACCGGCAGCCCTACAGCCACCCGCCGCATTGAGCTATCAATGCCCTACGCCCCCGACGACAGCTTTTACCGCTCAATCAAGAGCCTCGATCCGCTCACGTATTCGTATCGCTCCTCTAGCAGCAACGCCCCCGCCAAGGCCAAGCTATTTGGCATCACGCAGAACCGTCTGCTGTTCGGCAACCGCAACGGCATGAACATCCAAACGGTGCCAGAAAACCTCCCCAACGATCCTTTCGGCGCTTTCTACCTCACCGCCAACGGCGTCGTCACACAGTACCGCACCAACGGCACCTCCTGGACAATGGACAGCAACGGCGTCGTGGCCTCCACTGACGCCCTCTACTGGGGC